GTAATCGTTTCATACAACGATTCAAATTCTTCTTGCTCTTCTACCTCTTGTGTAAACGTTTGGGTATGGTATACCTTAATCATTTTGCGAAAGACACGTTTCGATACCATCGGATACTTTGCTGTAATATCCTTAATCGTTTCGCTAATGTAACTACGCTCACCTTCGATTCGAGTCATCGCGCCAGAAATTTCATGAAGTGCATCTCGAATGGTTTTTCGATCTGCGGGATTGCTAAAAATCATACTCATAATATTCTCCTATCGTCTACGTTCACTTGATCCAAGTGTAGTCGGATCTGTGTCATCTGTCAAGTATTGGTAACCACCTTTGTTGTAAGCAATTGCAACACGTTTACTTTTTGCAATGATCGCTTCCTGAACTTCTTCTGATTCCTTTTGCAAATTGAAAGGATCCATGATACTTTTTACACCCAGAACAGTTGCCTTACCTGAATCGACACTGGGAATCGCAAGAGCCTCTTCATAACCTCGACGATACGGTTTATTTTGTGTCAGCTTTCCTGAGGGCTTTGATGGTTTTTGCCCAGAAGGATTTACACTTTTCAACCAACGATTGTATTCTTCCGCCTCTTGCCTCTTCGGTCGGTTGGGCTTTTTTGAACTGCGGGTGGTCGTATAGATCAGCATGCCATTCACCATTCAAAAACATCATTGTAACATCAGCTTCTACGTCTGTCAAGCGGCCTTCTTGGGCCGTCCTCGCTTTTTTGGTGCCTTTTCCTCCTGTTGTTGTGTTTCTACAACAGGTTGTCGCACAGGAAGCAAGTCGGGAAACGTTTGATTGACCAGGTCATATGTCATAGCAGAATACATACGAGTCAATTCTTTATCTTTCACGGCACACAGAAGTTCAGCTTCTTTTTCATTGATGCTTTCTAGCAATTGAATGAAAAGAGTCTCACGTTTAATCTTGTGCAAGTTTGGCGGGGGATTGATCCACGTATACATCCGACGCATTTCTTTATAAAGATTAGTGTCTGCCATTCCCATAGGAATACCACTTCGTTTGAAGGGAGGCATACCCTCAGGAAGTTGCATTCGAACTTCGGGATGAAAGTTCATCTTTAGCAGGTCGATAAGTACGGGAGAGTTATTTTTAAGCAGAATTTGTTTCCGTTCTTCAACGGTTTCTGCTTTTTGTACTTTGTCAAAAATTTCAGGAAGTAAAAGGCGCATTTTAAAACTCCGATATAACCTCAAGCATCATTTTCATTTTATTTTGCATGAAGTAGTTTAGTAGCTGACTACGATCTTTTTTGGGTTGACTAACGAAATTATTTATAATAGATTCCTTTACACTTCGAGGAATACAATCAAGATCAACCAAAACTTTATTACGGTCATAGTTCTTTTTAAACTCATCGTCGGATGGCATTTTTTGCGAATCCTTAATCCACTCCTCCAACTTCTTGCTCATCACAGGTTTTTGTCTGCGACCTTCTACAAGACAATTATCGTCTGACAGAACATTAGGAACACCATCACCCGTATCTCCGCGAATAATATGCTCAATGACATAATGTTCAGGTTTACGGTCAGGTTTCACCATTTTCTTGTGAATAGGGCTGTACTGTTTGACGTTTGGATACTTCTGCAACTGGATGAAGTCGTGGTCTCCTGACACAACCAGAAATGGTTTGGGTTCTTCGACGATACCCACAGAAAGGTCGTTTGTTTGGGTCCACTCCGCAAGAGTCGCAATAACATCATCTGCCTCAGCGCCTTCAATGTTTAGAACAGGGTATGGAAAGAAAGTATTCAGTTCTTCGCGAATGGTAGACAACGCCTCAAAGATTGCTTTCCAATCATACCCCGAATCTTCTCTTTCTTTCTTACGATTGGCTTTGTAGTTCGGAAACACTGATCTGCGCCAGTAAGTGCGATTGTCGCAAGCGATTACAATGTCACCATATGTTGCACCAAATTTTTGCTTGTACCCGCGAATAGAATTTAGAATCATATGGCGAATGAGAGGGAGGTTAATCTCAATGTCTTTGCGACCTCCCAATTCAGCCATCAAGTTTGAGATGGCTGTCTGCGAATAATCAATTACAATCATTTAATAGTCCTAACGATTAGAGTGTCTGCATTAAGGCGACCGTTGACTTCTACTTGCACTGCTTTGATGTTGTCCATAAATTTACGAAGCTGAATCTTGCCTGCACTTAGTAGATCCTTAAGTTGTTCAGCAGGTTTACGCAGAGTCTTTTGACAAGACATCTCGGGGTCGTAATTTTGCAAAGTTGTACCTTTGACTTGAATTCCCAAGGCGCTGTCAGTTCGATATACAGACAGCTTTCGTGTTTTTGTATTGAACAACCAAACCTGTTGGGCACCAACAATAGTTGTAGGTGATACTGAAGTAATTTTCAGATCATCATCTTTAGCTTTGTACTTTAGCGTTTTTACTTGTTGTGTCGGAGGCTTGACTTTCTTTTCGCGAGGTTTACGATTAGCTTTTTTGTATGAAGAATACTTTTCAGCATCCTCAACAAACGTCGCTAGTTTCTTAATGAAAGCAAGAAGGTCCTTCTTTCGAATGTTTGAATAACCTTCAACAAGGTCTTTGTCTGTGCCTTCATAGGCGGTGATGAGTTCCTTCAGCTTTGTCTTTGTCCATTCTTCAATGTTAGGCCCGATAGTTTGAGGCATCTGATTTTTCTTCAGGTCCTCGAGCAAAGAGAATGATTCTTTGGGGTTCTTGAATAGTTGGTCAAAGACCCCTTCAAGTTCGCCAATGTAAGCATTAATTTTATTTTGCGTAGCTTCTTGAATAGAGACACGTGGAGTGTTTGTCGTAACAGGCACAGACTTCTTCGCACGATTTAGTTGTGCCAGATAAACGTTTAGTTTATCAACGTGCTCCTCGGAAAGGTTTGCTCCTTTATTGCACAAATGTGCAATCCACCCCATAGTGGGAACAATATCAGAATCAGTCACACCTGAAATAGTAATGCCTTGCTTCTTCGCATACTGTTCAATATAATTCCGTGCATCCTTTTTATCCCGTTCGAAGTTAAACCAATTCAAAGCACTGACTAGTTTTGCAGTGTAGTCATCTTTAGATACATCGATGGATACGAAGTTGGGTTCAGAGGATGCGACGGCTTTACTCACAGTGTGATCCTTACTTGTTTGATGGAATCATATCGTACAGAACGCCACTCACCAATGTCAATATCTACAACTGAAACAACTTCATCATTGGGCGCTTTAGTTCGACCCGTCTTGCTTTCATAAACAGGAATTTTACTTTCTTCAAGCGATGCATTCATCACACGCTCAGTCCCGTCAGTTTTCGTAAAGGTCAATTCGACGCCACCCATACGAAGCATACTTTTCAACCAATCCCGAAAAGCTAGTTGGTTGTACACATCCCAATTACTGTACTGATTCATAATCCATACCTTTCTAAAATTTTGTTGTGAATACCTTCAACCAAATGACTGTCAATATACTCAGCGCAATCGCGAATTAGAAGTTCAACGAATGCATTCATCTCCTTATCATATTGTGCTGCCCAATCAATCACTGCACCTTCAGGCTTCCAATCTTCATCTTCCCAAAAGCAAAATCCTGCTTCTTCGAGCAACTGCTTTATATTTTTGTGTTCAATAGTTTGCATATTATTCTACCGGGGAAAGCATTTCAATGCCTTGAGAGATGAAAAGTTGATATTCCATTACGAGTTCAGAAGAATATTCGCCAAGATGCTCATGAATGTATCGCAAAGCCCCACCTGCATCTAAACCATACACTTCACGTAAACGTTCGACTTCACTTAAAAGACGAGAGAACATTTTTACCTCAAGTAAAGATACCCACCTGACCAGGTAATATTCGTAGGATAATTATTTAGCAAGTTAAATCGCACATGCTTTGCAGGGGCATTCCAAGAGGCAGGCATGTAAACATCACCTGTTTTCATATCAACAAAAGCATGCACAGATCGGCTATTGTTATGAGTAACATTGATGATCTTTGCGTACTTTCGTCCATATTCTACTTCTGCCCAAAATGAAAGCGTGCCAGTGTAAGACGCTTCAATATCATTGACATAACGATTAATTGCAATGGTAAGATCAGGGGGCATCATGATTTAAGCTCCGATAACCGCATAGTAGCCATCCGCTGTCACGCGAAGAGCAGCATCTCCAGCAGTACCTCGCCGATACAGAGGACCACCAGTAAAGTAGACACAAGCCTCATTACAGACATCGAACATATTTGGATGAATCCAAGCATCGATGGGAAGTTTCCAGTGTTCTGGATTTTGAATGAGTTTAAAAGCATCATTCAATTGCCCATGAGTGTAGCCAAGACGACTTACGATTTGGTCATTCATTAGATTAGATCCACTTGAACATCGACGGAAGTACGTTCCATGCGATCATTGTAGAAGGTACTGGTATAAGCAAACCCAGTGATTTTCTCGCGAGCAATATGCTCTAGAGCATTCCAAGCAGCAACCCGCTGTTCAGTAAAGGTCATTTGAGTCATACCCTCAACGGTAGTCACGAAACCAACACCGTTGATAATCACACGGACGGGCTGAGAATTTTTCAGACCACGAATCACTGAACGAGTACGCATTTTAGAGCACCATTCCAAGAAAAATTACTGTATCCAATCGACACGACCAAGAAAATCTACTTCTTCACCTAGTTCGGAAGCAACCACACCGAACTGATACCACCCACGGATGAAACCCTCACGCCCTCGGATGAATGCTTCTGCGTCCTCGAAAGAACCAAACACACCCAAGAAATCGTACCGCTCACCATCATCTTGTAGCACAGAAAAAACTCGCATCTCAATCACCCTCAATCAATCAACAAAATCAATTATACATCTACTGGCGAAAAGTGCAACCGATTTTTTGTTGTTTTTTTACAACGTTGTGTGAAAACAACATCAGAAAGTATTCAAAGATGGGGAAAGTTCT